TCAGCATATAGTAATATAAGTTTTACAACACCAATTCTTGTTCAAGGACAAACAGGAGCACAAGGTGCTACAGGAGCACAAGGAAACACTGGAGCTCAAGGGTTTCAAGGAGCTACAGGTTTCCAAGGTGACACAGGAGCACAAGGATTTCAAGGTGCCACAGGAGCAACAGGAGCTCAAGGATTTCAAGGTGCCACAGGAGCAACAGGAGCTCAAGGACAAACAGGAGCACAAGGAAACACTGGTTCTCAAGGTAATACAGGAGCACAAGGAAACACTGGTTCTCAAGGTAATACAGGAGCACAAGGAAACACTGGTTCTCAAGGAGCAACAGGAGCACAAGGAAATACAGGAGCACAAGGAGCCACAGGATTCCAAGGAGCCACAGGATTCCAAGGTGACACTGGAAGTCAAGGAGCCACAGGATTCCAAGGTGACACTGGAAGTCAAGGAGCCACAGGATTCCAAGGAGCTACAGGAGCACAAGGATTCCAAGGAGACACAGGATTCCAAGGAGCTACAGGAGCACAAGGATTCCAAGGAGCTACAGGAGCACAAGGAGCTACGGGAGCACAAGGAGCCACAGGAGCAAGTCAATGGATACAAATGGATGGCATAGGTCCACAAGGTGCAGGATATACTGGAATCGGTGTAACAGGACAAGACGTGCTTATATATGGTAATTTATTAGTAACAGGCGGAATAGACCCAACTTATTTAGAATTGACACCACAAGCGTTTAATCCTTTACCTGGACCATATGGAATATGGGTTGACCAGGCAAATTTAGCTTTACGTACTAATAAAATTTATATGGATGATGGAAACCCAAATATAACATTACAACCAGGAAATAATCTAGCTCAAATAGAATTATCTGATGGAGTAGAATATACAAATTTTTTAACTTATGAAAAAATGAGAATAGCTGATGCTAGTGACAATTTAGTTATAACTAATAAATCAATTACCGCAACTACTCTAATTACAAGTCCTTTGCTTATTTCAGCATTAGGAGGTAATTTAAATATAAACAGTGATACTAGTATTAATTTGGTAAGCACTGTTAATGGTTCTATTACTTTGACTGCTGGTCCTAATAATGACGGAACAAATATTATTGATTTGGATGCTCCGTATGGTAATGTTAATATAACGAGTGGTGCTAATATTAGTTTATCTGCTACTGGTGCTATATTAACTGATAGTAAAATTGCTACTCTTAATGGGTTTCCTACTAATGTTGGGTCTTCTATTGATTTTGGGGGTGCTAATCCTGATTACAATTTTACTATTAGCAAAGATATAATAGACCTCAATTATAATAATACAATTACTCAGGGTAATCAACAAATATTCCAAGACCCTATAACACAACAAGCATTTTTTAGACAACAATTCAGTAGTGCTGGTAATACTTTGGAAACCCTTATTAGAAACGATATTAATAGTAATTCTATTAAATTGAGCGAAATTGCGAGTTCGGCTAAATGCGAGATTACAAAAGACGAAATAGATATGGTTGATGGTTCGGGTTTTATATTGACTTTAAGTTCAGGCGGTTTAACCTCTACAAATGCTATAACTTTAACCTCTGTTGGTGCTATAACTTTAACGCCTACAACATCGGTCGTATCAAATACTCAAATACAAATGCCTACTACAAGTGGGACTATTTCGTATAGCAATATAACTGGGTTTCTTTCTATTGACTTTGCTTCTCAATCAACAGGATACTTTGAGTTGAGTAATCTTCCAGCAGGAAGTATAAGTGGTCTTACGCTTACTAATGGGAGAATAGGTGGCGAATATCATATTTTACTACGAGGGCAACTTGGTTTTAATTGGGTGCCTTCTACATCTTCTACTTTTAAAGCGAATAATTATAGTTTATCTACTTCAAATGGTAGTGAGTGGATTGGTTTGAAGATATACTTTACTAATACTCTGTCGCAATATTTAATTAACGCAACATTATATACTTAATAAAATATTAGATTAATATATAATAAAATGGCCAATACTAGATTTAATTATGATGATTGTAGAACAAAAAAACAAATACAGCAATCTACAGACCCAGGTAGATGGATTTTAAATGTGCCTGGTAATGGTGCGAATCCTTGTTATATAGAAGACCCTCAAATTATTATCCAAAAATGGGGTGCCAATTTAAGGACAAACACAATTAATTTAGAAAGCGAATTGATGGGTGTAAATAAGCCCTTGAGTCGTGATTGTTTAGGAAAAGATAATTATAAAAATTTCAACGTCCAAAATGAAGCCATTAAATACCCAACATGTAATAATTTATTTACAGACCAATCAAGAGCAACTAATCCGGCTTGGTGGTATCGTGATTTAGAACAAACAGATTGGTATTATCCTCCTCTAAACCCTCAAGAAAATACTTGTCTACCTTTTCAAAATAATTTAAGTACAAGAATTTTAGAAAAAGATTATTTCACACCAAAGAGAGATTGTGTCATAAATGAGACAAATAATTTATTGCCATCAAGCTACAATTTGATAAGAGGTGGTTATGTAGCGGGACCAACAACGTGTGCTCAAACAAATTCGTGTGCACCAAGATAAAAAATAAAATAATAACCTGATATCATTATTTAGATTATTATTAATATCTTTCTTCTCAGTATAAAATTAAAAATATAATACTTTATATATATAATAATGGAATTAGCAATCCCTTTAATAGCATTAGGTGGTATGTATATAGTATCAAATCAACAACCATCGCAATCATGTAAAAATGAAAATAGAAATGGGAAAACTCAAAAATTAAGTCAAGAAAATTTTGCGAATATGGGAGCACAAAATAATTATTTACCAAACACAAATATTCCTCCTCAAAATTTTCCGGTTACAAATATAAATCAATTAGTAGATACAGTTCAAGAATATCCAAATCCAAATACAGCAACAGATAAGTATTTTAACCAAAACTTGTATCAACAAAGAGTACAAAATGGCGAACCAGTTAGCAAAAATCCTCAACAAATATACTCTATGACTGGTAATTATTTAGACTCTCAGCAATTCAAACACAATAATATGGTTCCTTTTAACGGTGGGAAAGTAAAAGGAAATACATATGATATTAATATAGCTGAGTCCGTTTTAGATAACATGATAGGTTCAGGCTCACAAACGATAAAGAAGATTGAGCAAGCTCCGCTATTCAAGCCGGAAGACAATATGCAATGGGCCTATGGAGCGCCAAATAATAGCGATTTTTACCAATCCCGTGTAAATCCAGGCATGAAAAATAATAATGTCAAACCATTTGACAGCGTGTTTGTGGGTCCTGGTTTAGATAAAGGCTACACAGTAAATGGCACAGGCGGCTACAATTCAGGAATGGAAGCACGCGACAAATGGCTGCCATATACGGTTGATGAAATGAGAGTTGCTACGAATCCAAAATTGGAGTACAAATTGATAAACCATGAGGGTCCTGCTAACTCATATATTAAAAATGCCGCAACTACTCAGACGATGGGTCGTGTAGAGAAACAAAGACCTGATACATTTTTTATTAATACCCAAGACCGTTGGTTAACTACAACTGGTGCCGAAAAGGGTGAAACGTTGAGGTCAATTCAAGAAATGGGAATTATAAGGCGTAATGATATTTTGACGGATTATGCGGGTCCAGCTGGTCCAGCGGATAGAAAGGCCACTTATGCTCCTGAAAATTTCGAGAAAACTAAACGTAAGGAGTCAATGACATGTGGTGTAAATCACTCATCCGCTCAAGGTCGCGGTCCAAGCACAGGAGGCGATAATTTTTTACGCAGTCATACAAATTATGAAAACAATAGATCAACAATAAATCAACCAGATACATTGAGGAGTGGGTTTGGTGGTGCGATTGGTGCGGTTATTGCGCCAATAATGGATATGTTTAGACCAACACGCAAAGAAGAAACAACTGCTAATGTTCGTATTTATGGTGAAGCGACTTCATCTGTTCCAAGCAGTTATGTTTATAATCCAAATGATACCACAACTACTACAGTTAAAGAGACAACATTGTATTCACCAACTTTTAATATTAATAACCAAAAAGAAGGTATGTATGTGAATAATGCCATGCCAGGAATTCCAACCCAAAGAGATAGTACAAGCTGTAGTTATATTGGTACATCTGGTGGAGCCGCAACAGGTTATGGTGATATGAGTTATAGAGCTGCTTATAATCAACATAATAATGATATTAAATCATCAACGGTTATGAATAGACCAAACCAAGGAGGAACCCAAATATTTAACCAACAAATGCATTTAACTACAATTAAAAGCGATAGTGACCGTTTTGATGGAAGAGTCAATCCTGCTATATCAGTGACCCCATTACCACCTTCTACACAAACATATGGTTCTATTAATACACCACAGTATTACAATGAGTGTGCTGGTTGCGACCGTATTCAGCCGGATATTTTGAATGCTTTTAGAAATAATCCTTATACACATTCTTTAACAACAGCTGTTTAAAAGAATTTAAAAAATTATAAAACTTTTTATTTAAAAAAAAATTGAAATGATTTTTTAAATAAAATAAAGAATATAAAAGCAATAAAGGTTATACAGTTAGTATTGAAAATGAGCAACAACATCAACAATAGCAGCAACAATAATAATATGTTTAAAATTATTACTTTCAAGGAAGTATTTACTATACATAGTCGTGACTATTATATTAATCCATATTGGACATTAGAAGAATTATATACAAATATAGGGCCTAAAATTAGTGCTGATTTTGGAATAAATGAAGATGAATTAGAGTTAATAGATACATGTAATAGTTATATTATATTTACAGGTAGGCCAGTAGAAACATATCCAGCTTTGCCAAAATCAAGTGTGACACAATTGAAAGACTTATGGGGGATTGATATGAAATATTTATCTATGTATATTCGTAAAAGAAATAGTGAAATAAGTGAACAAGGACAATGTATGGTTTGCTTGGAAGACAAGGTACTTGAACCGTATTATCAATGCGGTCATAAAATGTGTTGTCAATGTTATGCCACTTGTTTATTTAATAATAGAAAATTTTGTCCTATGTGTCGTAATGAAAACCCATTATAAATGTAATATAAATGTAATATAAATTAATTTTGCCGTTTATATATTAATTTCGTTCTATTAAAATATAAAAACACTTATTCAAATATAGTAGACAACATTATGTTAAATATCCATCAAAATATAAAAGAAAAATTAGACTTTTTTTATACAAGTCATAAAATCCCTAATTTGCTTTTTCATGGAACAACAGGTAGTGGCAAACGAACAATAGTCAGTGAATTTATACATAAAATTTATGATAATGATAGAGAGAAAATAAAATCATTTGTCATGTATGTAAATTGTTCACAAGGAAAAGGAATTAAATTTATCAGAGATGAATTGAAATTTTTTGCAAAAACACATATTAATTCAAATGGAGGGAATACCTTTAAAAGTATTGTCTTGTTAAACGCAGATAAATTAACAATGGATGCGCAATCGGCATTACGAAGATGTATTGAATTATTTAGTCATAATACACGATTTTTTATTGTTGCCGAAGACAAGTATAATTTAATGAAACCAATATTATCGCGATTTTGTGAAATTTATGTACCTGAGCCAGTTGTAAATGGTAATATAATTAATCTTTATCAATACAATTTAAATAATGTTTTTAATATGAAAGAAATAAAAACAAATAGGTTGGATTTATTAAAAAAAGAATTAATAAAAAATGTCACTAAAAAAATAACAATGGAAAATCTTATGTTATTATGTACAAAATTGTATGAAAGAGGCTATAGTGGTTTAGATATAATAAGTGTATTAGAAAATCATAAATTTTTAGAGTCAACAATAACAATTGAAAAACGATATGAATTACTAATATCATTTAACAGGGTAAGAAAAGAATTTAGAAATGAAAAAATATTAATTTTATTTATTTTGAATTTTCTTTTTTTGAGTTCAGAACTCTCTTTAGAAAATATAAGTTTTATGTAAATGGATGATTTTAACGTGAGTTCACTTCATGAATCGAAAAATGAATGGGGAGCAAGATTGATTACTATTTTGACACCTTTAATTATTGATGGTTATAAATCTATTTTAGATGAAGCTATAAAATTGTGTAAGGAGAATGGTGAAATGGATAAATATTTGATGACGTTTCAAAATTTTATTTCAAGAATTCCAAAATGGAATCAAACAATTATTGAAACAGAGAGAAAAAGGATTTGTGATAAATCTGGTTGCGCATATTTAGAAGATTTAGTAACATGTGTTCACATCATTCAGTTAAAAATTCTGACTGCTATGCGCGTAGGTCAAAAACAAAAAAAGGTTGATATTAATGTTCCTAAGTTAGATGATTTTATTCATAAGGTATATGTTAATGTAGCGAGAAAGGTATATAAAAATGTCTACTTGTTTGAAATAAATATTCCTCCATTAAACATTCAAAAAAATTATAGAGAGGTAGAAATAATTGTACAAGAATGTATTTTAAATACATTAAGAGAGAGTATTCCAGTGGAGGCAATATTGAAGGCTTATATGGATGAAACTGTGGAAGAAGATGTTATTGAAGAAATTAAAGAAGAGGTTATTCAACAGGAAGCAAAGAAACAACAGCCTGTACAAAATGTGAATTCTCAAATAAATAACAGCAGTAATTCAAGTAACACTAATAATAATACAAATAATAGTAGATTATCATTTAATGATGTCGATTATGTTTCTGGAGGTGATGGAAATATTGTACCTGTTACGGTTCCAAAAACAGTTGAAAATTTAGAAAAAATTAGTAGTATGAGAGCAGAACAGAGAAAATTAGACAATGATGATGACGACGATAGTAATGAAAGATTAAACATTTCAAACGAGACTATTAGCTTAGATGATTTAGATGTTCATGTAATTGAAGAGCCTAAATTAGAATTATTTCCTGATTTATTAATTGATGCCGAAGTTTTAGAATAAATAAATAAATAAAATTTGCGTAAAAACAAAAATAAAATATACAATAAGTATTTTAAATGGATAATATTTTTATTATAGCAGCAATCATCTCGGTTATTTTTATTATAGCAAAATTTATCGAAATGAGGTTTATTGAAAAAGAAGCAAAACCATTAAAATTACTAATTAGAGATGCTCTTGTAGTATATATTAGTGTTATTTCAGGGTATTTTATTTTAGAACAATTGAAGCCGATGCTTCAGGATGGAGGAAGTAGTTCTGTGATAACTCATGTTTTTACGGATAATCCAGAATTTTAAATCATTTCAATCATATAAATAATATAAATACATATTATTTATATAAAATTATGGCAGACAAAACATGCGCAAAATTTTTTGAAGACTTTATATTATCAAGCGGAACAAATTTGCTTTTATGTGAAAATAATCTTGGTCCAGAAAACAAAGAAGATTTTATATGTTATAATTCAAATTTAAATACACTTTGTAATGATACAATGAGTCATGATTATTCTAAATATTGGAAAAGAATAAAAATAGATGGACATAAATTTAATACAATTCATAATTTCATCAATGAATATAAATTTACTGTATCTGTAATTAAAAAAAATTGATTCATCTACCAGTCCACACCTTTACAACAGGTCTAGTTATATTTTTATTTTTAACATCATTTTCATATGCTTCATATGTATATCCACTGAATTTTTGATACGTAAAAATATTTCCGAGTAGTGCCTTTTTTTCAGTAATTAATGGATATTCACTACAAAAAATTACACCAAATACTCGTTCTAAACAGCATCTATCCTTTCTACATTTAACAGCACTAGTCATATTGGTTATACTATATTTTCTCTCTAAGTGAAGTAAAAAGTTATAATTTATAAACGATTGTGACCCAAAACACCCAAACCATTTAAATATATTTAATCCTAAGATTTTGTTCTGTAATGTAAGTTTATTTTTAATTTCAATAGAATTTTTTAATGTATTAGCAATATCAATTGAATTACTAAGTGATTCATTATCAGAATGAAAATACCAAAATGGCAATACTTTAATTCCTAATAATTTTTCAAAATTTATTCTAATATGAAAAAAAACACTATCATGTATAATTACAGCATTATCGAAAAATTTATTTTTAACGAAATAATAATAAGGTAATAATTCGCCTCTTCCTGGGAATTCCGATTCAATAATTTCTACATTATTATAATTATAAAATGATTTTACAAAATCTTTGTTACTATTATCATCAATGATAACAATTTTTCTATATGGATAAAAAGTTCTAATACATTTGACACAATTATTCCAATACTTATTTGTTAATTCGGAATTAACGTGTCTTGTTATTATAAAACCATAATCATTCATTAATAATATAATTTATAATATTAATGAAAATTAAACACTATTATAATTATTTATTACTAAATTAAAACAGGTATTTTATCAATATCGATAACATCACTTGGAACATCTCCTTTAAATTTGGCATATGCTTTAAATTCAGGTCTTTCTAATTGGGCTTGTGGCGTATGATTATGTACACAACGTGCTATCATTTTATACAATTTAAAATCAGGGTATCTATCTATTCCATTATTTTTATACAGCATATTGATACCTTTATCATCAAGACACCATTCTACAATTAGTTTCTTCACAGGGTCGCATTTTTCAAGACTTTTAATTTCACTAATGTCTTCTACAACGTAATCAAAAATAGAACAAGCAAGACGACATAAATCAAAACTAAAATTAGGCTCTAATCTTGGTTTCTTTTCATTGAAATAAGGTTCAGTATTATATTGGGTTGCAGCATCATTACCATTTTGAAAACTGTCGCTACAAAATAATTTACCATCAAATTTGTAAATACTTCTACCAAAATCAATTATTTTAAAAATTCTTCCAAACGTAGGTACTTTGTAATATTGTTTTTTATAACAATAATAAATATATTTTTTATCCGTGTGATTATACATTACATTATTGGAGTGTAAATCATTATGAGTAAAAGAAAATGCCTTTTGATATGTTATTAAAATCATTATTATTTGCATAAAAGCAGAAAACCATTCTTCAGGTTTTAAATCATTTGATAGGATTAAATCATCGAATGTATTTTCACAATATTCCATACCAATAACTTGAACAGGAAATTTTGGTATAATTACATTTATCACCTCTTCTTCTTCAAAACTTTCGTCATCTACATCTTCCCAATTTTCATCATCATTATTATCATTTTTATCATCATTTATATCTTCATTTTCATCATGATTTATATCTTCATTTTCATCATGATTTATATCTTCATTTTCATCATGATTTATATCTTCATTTATATCAGATTTTTTAGTATTACAATTATCACAATCATCACAATTATCTTCTTTCTCTCCGTCAACAGTATACGATGTTCTAGACGAACATGTAGAACTAGATTTTAATGTAACATTATTTTCATTATCGTGTGATAATTTTGAGTTTGTAATATCAACTAAATCAAAATCGCTGTCTTTTAAATCCTCTAAATTTATTAATGTGTTATCATTATTAAAAATATCATCAAATATTTCATTATCAAAAGATTTTATTGATAATGTTGATTTTATAGATGAATTATATTGAATCTTAATTGGTTTTAATTTTTCTTCTTGATTTTGAAATAAATGCTCATAATTATCAATTTTGAATAAATTATTTTTATTTTTATTAAAAAAATCCGAATTATTTAAATAGTCAATATCATCATAAACATTTAGTACAAAATTATTTTTTAAGGCTAAAAATGAGCCATAATAATCTACTCCATGATGAAAATTATGTTGATGAATAAGATTACTAGATAAAAATAAAAATAATCCATCTACATAAGCTGAATTATTCAAATCTAACAATTTATGATTACATATTGTCTCATCTAAATTAATACTAGGTAAATTGAAAATGGTATCATCATGAACATTATATTTTCCAATTAAATATTTAAATGGGTCTAATAAAGGTGCCATTTTAAAAAATACATCCTTATCCTTCACCTTATTATTATTTATATTTTTGATACGACAATTATATATTTTGATGTCCTGTATATATTCTTCAGAATTACTATCTTTTTCGGAATTACTATCTTTTTCAGATTCAGAAGTATCATCATTATCTTTATTTATAGATGAAATGTACCATTTATGATTTAAATTTATATTATTATAATTTGATTCATTTAGTTCAAAAAATTTCTTATAAATAGGAATGTAATTTTGAGTTTTAGAGAGAAAAAGTGTATTGGGTTCTTCTAAACTTTTAAAAAGTTCAGTATTCTTCCTTTTTTGATAATTTACTTTTATCATTATTAGGTAATTAATATATAAATTATATGTGTTTTTAACTTATTATTTATTGTTATATTATAATGGCATTTAGAATAGAATTTAATAATTTAAATGTTCCAATACCTGATTCTACAGGATTAATTCCTCAATTTGATAACCCAACTTATCAGGAAATATTTAGACGTGTTCAAACAAATGATGCTCCCGTATCAAGATTTAAAAAAGGTTTTATAGGTTGTAAAATATCACAACTAGTAAATACATTAATTTGTTTAATATGGAAACCTGAATTGAATAGTGAAGTACCTCCAAAAATTTTAAATTATATTGTAAGATTTATAATTATAGCATTTGATAAATGTATGACTTCATCAGTTAGTAACAGGCCGTTATTTCATTTTATTATGCAGAATCCAGCTTATATAAATTACGAAATTTTAAGTGATTCTAATTTAGTTAGAACTATTAATCCAGAGCTACGTTCTTTTTTTATTATGGGACTTGTTAAAGACCCAACAGAAGAACATCCACATGGAATTATATCTCATTTTTTTACTATAATTAAACGTAAACGTGGTTTTAGTATATTATCATCTTATGGAAGTGTTTGTGTTGCAGTTCCTCAAAAAGAAACACCAATAGAATTATCAGAATTATCAGAATGTATTCAAGCATTAGAAAATCAGCGTAGTCCAAATACACAAATAAAACAAGACGCTGATAGAATCGTGATAACTTTTATTCAAAAATATTTTTTATCTGGTGGAGAAATAAAACGCCATTCTGAAAGAGATGAAGAGACAAGAAGAATGGGATATGAAAGTTATACACCTGAAAAAGGTGCCGAAATGGAAATTCAAAATTATACTAATTCTTTTCATCGTTTTTTTTATTTTCCGGATTATACTGATTTAGTAAGAAGAAATGCCGAAATTGCTTTGAGTGAAATGCCAAATCTAGGTGGTAGTAATAAATATTTAAGAAGATATAGAAGAACAAAAAAAGTTAAAAGAGTCAAACAAACTAGAAGAAATAAAAATAAGAAGTCTAGAAAAAATAGAAAATAGAAAATAAATTCGTTTTTTATTATATTTAAAAAATTAAATATAATATATGACACTTGAATTAAAAAAATTTGATATGAAAAGCATTAGTTTTAAGCCGAATGAAAATAAAGGCCCTGTTGTTGTATTAATAGGAAAACGTGATACTGGTAAATCCTTTTTAGTGAGAGACTTACTTTATTATCAGCAAGAAATCCCAATTGGCACTGTTATTTCTGGCACTGAAGAAGGTAACGGATTTTATGGCAAAATGGTTCCCAAATTATTCGTTCATAATGAATACAATACTGCGATTATTGAAAATATTTTGAAACGTCAACGCACTGTTTTGAAGCAAATTAAAAAGGAAATGGAAACATATAAACGTAGCACTATTGACCCACGCGCATTTGTTATATTAGATGACTGCTTATATGATAACACTTGGGCGCGCGACAAAATGATGCGTTTACTCTTCATGAACGGGAGACATTGGAAGGTCATGTTAGTCATCACAATGCAATATCCCCTCGGTATTCCTCCCACACTGAGAACCAATATTGATTATGTTTTTATTCTTCGTGAAAATTACATTGCAAACAGAAAAAGAATATATGAGAATTATGCGGGTATGTTTCCAACATTTGAGAGCTTTTGTCAAGTGATGGACCAATGTACTGAAAATTATGAGTGTCTAGTTATAAACAATAACTCTAAATCAAATAAACTACATGACCAAGTGTTTTGGTATAAGGCTGACAACCACGGTGACTTCAGATTAGGCTCTAAAGAGTTCTGGGAATTATCAAAAGGAATGAAAGATGAAGACGAAGAGGAACAATATGACCCTAATTCAGTTAAGAAGCGCGGAGGAGGACAGAAAATCAGCGTTAAAAAAGCTAATAAATGGTAGTAGTGCTTTATAAAAACCGTTTTCAAAATAAATAAGCGGTTTTAACAATTTAACATGTAAGAACTAAATATTGTCTTGATTTTTCATCACAAACTATGCGATTCATTATTTTCTATAATAATTTCTTGACTAGTTAAAACAGGGATTTCAATATCAGTTTTTTTATCCTGTATTTTTAATAATTTATCTGGGTCAACATCATTATATTGAATCTTACCTTTTAAATAAGCAGAATAGAATATGTTTTCTTCAGTATGAACAGTAGCATATATATCTGAAAGTTTAGTAATCATAAATAATATATTTGTTATGAAAGTAGTCGTAGTTTGATTATCCAAATAATATTCATATACTACAAAACCACTAACAATGCTATTTAATAAAAACATAAATAAAACAAAATATCCGATTTGTTGATAACGCTTATCCAAAGTTAAAATAATAGTTCTTTTTTCAATAGGTAACAATTCTAATACTTTTCCAACAGAAGTATTATCAAATGGAATGCGTTGATTAACTTCTAAATAAGCTATTAATCTGTTCTCTCTTTTAATCTCACAAAAATAAAAAATAATAAATGAAAACATTGTAATAAAATTTAAAACAAGACCGGCGTTATATAATTCATTATCTAGAACTAAATTTTCATTTAACTGACATACATGGTCGCCACATTTTTGTGGTACAAATAATATCAAAAATGACGAAACCATAACTTTATATAATTCAAAAACAACAACCGGAACAATACTAAATTTCTGAATTAAATCTTGGTTTTTTAAAACTGAAGTATTTGGTGGTTTATTCGTAATACTTTTTTCTACAACAATATCTTTTTTATCTTCTTTATAATCAGACATTATATATATTATAATAATATTAAATATATATAATTTATTAACCTCTTTAATTCTTCTTGCTAGCAAAAGGTCCGCTAACCAATTGGCTCTGTCCATTATCCGTTTTACCAACAACAATGTTCTCTCCTTCAAACAATTCCATTTGAATATCAGCTGAAGAAATATTCTCCTTCTCCTTCAATCCAAACTCTTGTGTATTGGCATTATTGACACCAATCAAGTTACCTTGTTCGTCAATAGTTTGAGTCAAAGCATTACCTGACTTTTCAGCGTTCTTGATATTTTCCTCAATTGCTTTTTGCTTTGTTTCCTTTACACGCTGGTCAAACGCAGTCTTGGCATTTGACTCATTCTTGTTCTTCTCAAGCATCAACTGGTTAAGCTCCTCTTCCATATATTCGACACGACCTGTCTTGTAAGCTTCAGGCTCCCAAGGCATCCACATACCAACAGGTCCTACCATGATGTCATGATTTGGGTCAATTTCTCGGAGCATCTTACATCTCAACTCGGCTTCCTCCATTGTAGGATAAGAACCGCGAATCTTTAGACCTCTTGTACTAGTCTGAAAATTATGAGCAATTCCAAACTCCTTATCTAGAGTCTCTTCATTATTATCCAAAAATGTTTTGTAATCATCCTCCATGGTAGTTTTAGACAATGTATCCTTCTCTTCCTTAACAAACTCTTTAAAATCATTCGTCAAATCATCAAATGACATATTGTATTTAAATGAAACAAAATTTAAAAACTGAACAAATTTTTCCATAGATTTATTTAAATCCCACTTCTTTAGGAATTGTTCGAAATAAAAAATTTGTTTTTGTTTAATAATATTTTCGGGAGATACAAAAGATACACATACAAACTTTTGTCCAGCAATAGGTTTATCTTCTTCTAGTAAATCAACATATTTAGGATTATTTTTACCGTTGATTTGTTTTCTTTCAAATCCAGATTTTTTGGAGTTCTTGTCTTTAGAGCGATCCATTTTAATTAAATTAGATAATTAATTTTAAGTTTTTTATCGCATATATTATTTTTTTCTTATTATTTAATATAAATGAACGGTTTAATTAACGTTGGAGAACTTGTTAAAAGAATCATTAAGTACCTTGTTGAAGGTTTAATGGTTGCCATTGCTGCTTATGCTATCCCTAAACGTTCCTTGAATATTGAGGAAATTATATTGATTGCTTTGACTGCTGCTGCCACTTTCAGCATTTTGGATACTTATATCCCTACTATGGGCGCCACTGCTCGCTCTGGTGCTGGTTTCGGTATTGGTGCTAACTTGGTTCGTTTCCCTGGTGGGTTTTAAATTCATAACCAAACTTTAATAACATAATATATTTAATCTAAATGTAATATATTATGTCAAATAGTAATACATTACGTTTATCTGATTTAAATGAATCTCAAGGACCACTACGTTTATCTGATTTAAATGAATCTCAAGGACCACTACGTTTATCTGATTTAAATGAATCTCAAGGACCACTACGTTTATCTGATTTAAATGAATCTCAAGGTCCACTACGTTTATCTGATTTAAATGAATCTCAAGGACCACTACGTTTATCTGATTTAAATGAATCTCGAGGTCCACTACGTTTATCTGATTTAAATGAATCTCAAGGTCCACTACGTTTATCTGATTTAGATGAATCTCAAGGTCCACTACGTTTATCTGATTTAGATTCAAATGATAATAATGAATCTCAAGGTCCACTACGTTTATCTGATTTAAATAATGGCGGTAAATCAAGAAAACGAAAAAGAAATAAAAAACATAAAAAGAAAACAAGAAAAAGTTATAAAAAAAATTATAAAAAAAGAAAAACTATGAAAAAACGTAAAACGCGTAGAATAAGAGGTGGTAATGTGGACACATTAGGTAGTGCTGATTTTAATCCAAATCTTGCTTATGATAGTAAACAAGCTGGTGGTCAAAATATAGGTGCCAATTGTAGTGACCCTAATTTTTCAATTTATAATACAAGAGAACTTACTCTTTTCCCATATAGACCAAATTAAATTAAATTAATATTGACATTTCAATAAATGTAAATATTACTTACTATGATTTGCTGTCAATTGTAACTTCTTTTGCTATATTTTTAATGATTTTATCCTCTTTTTCCAAATCATTATCTCCTTTGCCTCCCATAGCTTCAATAACCAATTTATCATATTTATCCGAATATCTTGATTCACTTTTTACACAATCTGGATGTTTATTTTTGAAATCGGCTAACAGTTTTGAATTTTTATGAGCAATATGCTTTATTACCTTTCTCATCTTCTGTTTGTTTTCATTTTCCTTTTCCCATTTATCCTCATCTTTTATATACATTACTTCTCTCTTTGCATCAGTACAATGAACAGGTCTTTTGTTTTCATCTAGTGAGTTTAGGTTTTTAACAATAATACTAGAGATACCTTCCACATAACCTATTTTTCCAACATTTTCCAAGTCTGATAGTTGGAGTTTTACTGAATCAACAAAATCCATTATATTCATGGCATCTTTGCACGTTTCATTTAAAAAGAATTGTAGGTTAAATGTCTTATTATGTGAATTCGTATGAGTCGTATTGTGTGTTCCATTTTTAATCACTTCCATCATAATATTTTTAAACTCAGATGTTTCTTTTATTAATTCCGAATTTTGTTTAACAAGCATTAAAATTAATTGGTCTTTATCAACAGTTTCATCTTTATCGGTATCAGAAAGTACATTAATATTACATTTTTTTTTATGTCTCCATAATCCTGAATTATCCACATATTTTTTACCACAAACACATTCATATGAGTTTTTTGGAGTTTTTACCATTGAAAAACATTGCGAATCATTGCTAATATGTTTTTTGGTCTTAATATGTCTATTGAAATCATTTTTATTAGACGTTACAAAGTCACATTTTTCACATAAATATTCAATGAGTTTTTTTGAGTTTTTTTCATTGCTAAACATTGCTATATTAGCAATATAAAAAACTCTTAAATTCTTTTAATTTTATAAAATATTTTTATAAAAAAAATTTATCGTCACAAATTTTAAAAACTTTTTTCTGGCATGAGACGCTAATTTTTTTTATGGTCTCACAAAAAATCATTTTTTTCATTTTTCAAAATTATTTTCTATTTTTCAAAAATGGACAAAAATAAATGTCCAAAAATGAAAATCCGAAATACTTTTGGGAATTTAAAAAAAAAGTTTTTTATATAATAAATTGTCAAAGTAACTTAAAGAACCAAAAACATGTTCACTTGTTATTTTAAATAATAGCCATTAATATGTTTTGAAGCATAACAAGACGAAGCATAATGACCTTCTCTTCCACAACGAAAACAACAATTATCATCACTTTCATCACTTTCATCACTTTCGTAATCATCTTCTTCATCGCTTTCACTTTCATGAACAATTTGTTTTTTATTTTTTGAATTACAATGTTTCTCGTGATATTCACATTTTCCTTCTTCTATAAACTCTTTTTCACAATATTCACAAACCCATACATATTCATATTCTTCATCACTATCAGTTTCCAAACATTCATGTTCTTGACAATCTTTTGCAAAATGACCACCTTTTCCACAAACAAAACATTTATTATTTGTTCCATTATTCATTTGTTTTAAAGTATCTATTATGGATTTATTTAATTTTATAGAAACAAAAGAACCACCCCTAACATTGTTTATACCATATTTATCCATATAAATTCTTGTATATTTATCTTCATCATAATCATTACAATTTGGTATTAATTCTATAACCTTTAATGGGTTATATTTTTTGGTCCATTCTGAACCATTCGATTTAAAATGACTTTCTAACCGAAATTGTGGATTATTTGTTTTTCCAATATAATATTTACCTTTTTCTAATTGAAGTGCGTATATAAAAACCATTTTAAAGATATTATTTATTATAATATAAATAATATTTAATTCAATTTTATTATAAATAATTGTAGTTTAAATAATTGTAGTTTTAAATAGTAGGAATAAATTCCCAATCCAATTCTTCACAAATTTGTTTCCATATTGTGTCTTGTTCGATTCTTTTTTCGCGGTCTTTCAACATTGGAAAATGCTCTAAATATTGAGATTCACCTAAAAGCTCACAAAGCTTATATGCTGTATAATAATAATTCAAAAAGTTGACTCTATCATCTGGACAATATTTAGAATATGGAGATTGCAATTCTACAAATAAGTTACACAATGTTTCTTCTAATTCGGGAGACATAATTGGTGGCTTAATACCCAATTTATCTTTAATAAATGGAATATGCTCATAATATTTATTATATCCTAACTTTTTAAGAATCTCCTTGGTCTTATTATTAGTAATTTGTGTCAAATCGATTCTCTCTTTTTTGATTTGAATTTTAATATTTTCAATGACTTCAGGTGGAATTTGTGTGGTTTCTTTGCCTTGAAATTGAGCCAATATTTCTTTAAAATGATTAATTCTTTTATATGCGTAAAAGCAAACTTCCTTAGGTGGCTCTTTGTAAGACGGCTTTTCATTTTCAATTAAATAAGGTATATTTCTAAAACACATATTACATATTAATATACCTTCATCTTCTAGGGGAATAAGTTCTCCTTTATGACATACTTGGCAAATATCTGTTTGACAAATGAACGAATTAATATCAATAAAAGTATCATCAATATTACTTAAATATTTTTGTACAATATTGTTATTTTTGCTTTGATTGGCAGTAGTATCTACATCATTTTGTTTAATTTTAAAAAAAGAGTTAAGTATTTTATTTTTATCGCTAACAGTATTAGTTGTGCCAGCAGAAATATTTTTTTTGTTTTCAAAATAATCAAAAATAAATTTAGAATTATCTAAGAAATATTCTTTTTTTTTATTTTTAATTTCTTTAATAGTTTGTGTGATTTCATTTATTCTATCTTGACAATCTAAACGTTCATCAACAGTAAGTGAATCATTATTTAATTTATTCTTTAATTCTTGTCTTTCTAATTTTAATTCTGGAATCTTATCATTCTCATCTTTAGAAAATTCATTTAAAAATTCTTTATGCTTACCGTCAAGAGTAATAGAGCTTTTTTTATTAAATTTAATCTTTTTAGCAGTTTTAGGTTTAAATGTAGGCATATTTCTTTAATAATAAATCAAATAATATATTTAATTTATAATTGAACTAATATATTATTTTATAATCTTCTTTTTGTTTTTCTAACTTTTCTTGATTGTTTTGTTTTTCTACTTTTTTTATTTTTTCTGGATTTTCTAGTTTTTCGTTTTCCACCATTCCCACCAAATTTTGTATTAAGCTGAGAATTAGCAATTCTTATAAAGTCACCATCAAGTAATAATTGTTTTTCTGGACCAGATAAGTTTAGTTTTTTTGTATTTGAAATATCAATTTGAACATCATCTCTAAAAACAAATCCTAATGAATCATATATATTTTTTTCAATTTTATCACTTCTATCACTATCATCATCTAGAGTAACATAATCAATATCTGGTAATTGTTGTTTTAGGTAACATATACTATAAATTAACAATAATAATGCTAATCCTTTTCCTTTATAAGCAGGCT